ATAGTAATAACTTAGTCAATTAAATAGCAAACTAGATAACATATTAAAAAATCAGTTAAATGACAAAAATAGTTATATTGAATTAATTTCTAATATTAACAACTTAAAAATAGAAAATTTTAAGATTAACGAGGAATTAAATAACATTAAAAATAAATATTGTATGAAACCTAAAATAACGGAAATTTCTGAAGAATTAACTAATTTGATGCATACTAACGGATTTGATGATTACATAGAAGATTTAAAATACATAGGAATTAGAACTATTGACGAATTACTATTATTGGATATACATGATTTAACAGAAAATGGAATTATTTATATTGATGGAAAACGAATGATTGAATCGGCAAAAGCTGCTATTGAAAGTAGAGATTTGTTGAATTAACTTGTTAATTCTCTCTTTAAAAATAAGTATAATTTTTCCAATTCTGGACCACCTGTATATTTTATTTTTTTCCCATCTTTTATTAAAATAAGAGTTGGTAAGTATTTTATTTTAAATAAACTACACATTCTAGTATCGTCATTTTCACAATCAACTAATTTAAAATCAACAAGTTCTTTTAACATTTTTTTTTCATTTTTATTTTTATTTTTATCAACTGTTACTAGTTCATTTTTTACTTCATCAAAAATTGGTTTCATTTTTCTACTATGACCACACCAATTTGTAAAAAACATTAAAAACTGAGGTTTTGAATTCATAAATTTTTCGTATCTTTTTTTTGACTCAACTAGATACATAAAAAATATACCTATTGCTACTAACAAAACTATACCAATAAATAAATATTCTAATGGAAATGGAAGAGGATTTTTATTCATTACTCTAATATTATAATATCGGATTTTAATTTTAATATCTCAATTAATTGTATAAATATGGATAAAATTGTGCAATCTACAGACTTTGATGAAGTAGCTAATAACGCTTCAAATGAAGTAACTGAAAAAGAAACAAAAAAAGTTAATTTCTTATTAGATATTGAGAGCAAGGCTTTAGTTGAAACTATTACTCCAATTATTGAAGACTTCAAAATAGAAAACGTTATGAGTGTCTTACCACAAATTATTAAACATGTTCAAAAGTATAATTCACTTACTGGATTAGAAAAGAAAAATATGATTATCTCTATGTTAAAACACATTGTAGATATTACTGATGGACCAGGAAATGATGACCTTTGGGACCCTATTATAAAAAGACTAATTCCAGGTATTATTGATACTCTAGTTGAAATTGATAAAGGAAAACTTAAATTAAACACTAAAACAAAGAAAGGATTATTAAAAAAACTTTTGGGATTTTTAAATGTATTCAAAAGTTGTAAATGTGAATGTTGTTAAACTACTTGCCATTCTTCCCACTCAGAATCCCATTCTAGTGATTCATTTTTCTCTATAATTAAACTATCTGAAATACTATCTCTGCTACTTTTGCTGCTTACGCTGCTTTCACTAGAAAATTCAAATTCTTCCTCTGAAATAGGTTGCATCTGATTATCTAATGATTTTCTTTTTCTTATTTCTTGATTTACTAATAATTTATTATATGTAGGATAATATTCGGTAGTAATATTTTTATAAGTAGTTTCATGTGAATTTCTAGGTTGTGAATCTACTACTACTTCCTCTAAAGGAGTGTAACTATTTACATTCCTAGACTTAAAGTAGTAGTTATAAAAATATTTTAATTCGTAGTATAGGCAACAAAATGTTTTCTTAAAATTAGAGCACATACTAACTTAAGATACTATTATAAAAAAATAAAATGTAATTATAATTTATAATGGGAGCATCTGGTTCAAAACAAAATGACAATGTAGTAAGCACAGAATTTCCTTTCGAGGAATATAGCATTACTGAACTTATTGAAATAGGTAAAAAACCACCTACAAAAGTTAATTTAAGAGATATGATTGACCCTAAAAAAGTATATTCTTCAAATGAAGCCATTAACAAAGTTAAATCAGTTAAAAAGACATTTAGTAGCATAACTCTTGAAAAAAATAGAAGACTAAATGACCTTATTAGATATGAAATTTTACTAATGAATTATTCTGATAAAAACAATGAAGTATTAAAAGAATTAGAAAAATTAATTACAGAATCTAATTCTAGATTAAATTCTGGTACAGAAGTAAAATATTCTAATATAAATCAGTCTAAAAATTTAATTCAAATTAATCATGAATTAAAATTAACAAAAAAAGTAGTTATTGTAGTAATATTTGTATTATTCATATTTGCTATTGCAGCCTTACTATTAATAATGCGAAAGATTAAGGCTAATACAGTAGTAGTTACTATCTAATTAAATTTCATTAATTAAATTTCATTAATTCCATCTTCACTATTATCTGCGATGTCTTTCATCTTGATACCATAAAACTTGTTGTTATTACAGGTTCCAAACTTCTTAACAGCATTTGCTTTCAAATCTTTCTTCTTTGGTACAGATGCATTTGTTCCTCTATTAACTACAAACCAGTCATTATACATCTGATACATTTCTGTCACACTAACAAAGTCTCCATTTCCTTCTGAGTATTCATCAACAACTTCAATACATTCTTCAAAGAATTGTGTGAAGTTATCACTTTCATTCTGATATTGTTTGGTAAATTTCATTACATCTTCTGGTTCTGCAATACCATCTTCCTTATATTTAGCATATTCTTTAAGAAGTAAATACATGAATGGTTCTTTCCAAGTTTCCATTTTCTCATCAAGTTGTTCATCAATTTGAAACTGGAAAGCATCATTTGGATCTGGATTATCTGTAAAAACTGATTTGAATTCTACAGCACGAACACGACGCCATGTGCCTCTATCACTAGCATTAATTTCAGGCAAGACATTACAGGTAAGAACCATCTTAAATTGTGGTTTGAATTCAATAGGTGCTTGATGCAATGCACGCGCTGTAATGGTATCACTACCAGACAATTCTTTCATAAGACCAACATTTATTGATTCATCTCCATCAGGTTCCTGAAGACAAGCAAATCTTTTACCTTTGGTCTGTGCAAGCGCAGGAGTAGCACCTTCAGCACGACCACGTTTTTGAGTAAGAAGTGATACTGGAAGAGTGCAACAATAATCACCAAAACCCATACGAAACAATTCAATTAATTTACTCTTTCCATTACCACCACATCCTGTCCAAATGTGAAACTTTTGCTCTTTTACTTTACCACAAACGAAACTTGACAAGAGACGATACATATAATCTCTTACAGGTTTAATAGGAAGAACCTGTGACATAAATGTCTTTACATCATTGATTTCATCTGAGTCGTCTTCATAATCATGATAGTAAATACCAGTTGTGAAAGAGAGATTGTCTTCAGGGTATCCTTCCCTAAATTCTCCCTTATCTAGATCATATACACCATTCTCAAAACAGACTAGATCCAAATTTGAATCCAAATCTTCTTCAAATTTTTCCCTATAAAACAATTCTCCACATTCTTCAATAAGTGATTTTTTAAAAGATGTCTTTTTCAACTGAACTATCAATTTATTGATTTTGTTAGAACGCTCAATAAGAATCTCTTTCAAACTACTTGAAGAATCCAATTGAACTGCTTCATTATTGTTTTCATTTTGATACATAATATATTCATTTACAACTTGATCACTTATATATCTTTTAAGTGCTACTGCATCATCAGTTCTACGCCAACGATGTTGTTTAAATTGAAACCATACCTTTTTACTAATAGCAGAACATACAAATTCATTCTTATACAAGTGATATATTACGCGCGCAACATCTGTATGAGTTCCTGAAAGTGAATCGATAAGAAGTTTCTTCTTATTTTCACTTGTAATACGATTATATTCCATAATATTGTCTTCTTTTGCCCATCTACAAAGACTACCTAACCCAAGTCCCGCATTATTCATTGTAATCCATTCTGACTTACAAACTCCTTCTTGATATTTATTGGATCGCTTACTGAATTCATCCCAGGTAGAAAGAAGTCTATAATCAATATTAAATAGACAGAAACCCAACATAATCCAGTCATTATAATCGTTTGCACGATGATCACTAAGAATATTTACTAATTTTTTTGCCATCTTGTAATCTTCATCGCTTGCTCTTGTTTTATTAACAGGTGATTTTACTCTCTTCAAATTCATAGACTTCTTCGCTTTATGTTTTTCAGGAATTGTTTTAATTAAATCTTCAATTTTACTTTTCTCTTCTTCAGAAGGTGTATAAATATTATTAGTATTAAAATTACGAACAGTAAGAGTGCGCAAACAATCACGATGTGGTATTCTTTTTGTTATTTTATTAAAATTGAAGTCTAGTCTTGTAGTAAGTTTATATGGCTCACTACCAGGCTTCATACTACCATACATCTGCCAGTTATTTCTGTCAATAACGCATTTATCAAAGACATCATCAACTGAGTTTGTAATACCAATTGAATCAAATAAGTTCTTAATCTCAGGATTCATTATAGTTGCATATCTTATAGCAAATTGAAGATTTGGTTCAACAACTAGATGAGGATACATTATATGAAGTCCATCTTTGGTAATATTTTTACTTTCTTGAAATACTGGATTTTCTTTCTCCATAATATAAGCTACACATCTTGATTGTGGTGGTTCTATAATTGAATAGAGTGCATTGTTGTAAATATCTAAAAATTTTACAATAAATTCTTCAGTATAACGTCTCTCACAGTTTCCATCAAATCTAAAATCCAAATCAATAACGATTGGTCCATTTTCTCGATGTTTCTCTGTTAAATATGCGTTATTGCGACTTTTAAAAACATAGTTGTAATAGAGTTCTAGAAACTCATCAGTTTTATCATCAGGGATATTATAACTACCCCCATAAACATTATAATCAGGATTTCCAATTATTGTGTGTGTAAAAGGTCCATCTTCTTGTCTCTTATGTGATTCCAAAAATTTTGGCAAAGTGTTCTGATTATTTTGAGTTGCCATATCCGATATTAAATACGCAACAATTTTTTTTAGGTTATTTTTTGGCATTTGAATAGTATTTAAATAATCAATTTTGTGAATTAAATCTAACGCATAAATTAAAACAATCTAGTATTAAAATTGATTCTAAAAAAATAAATTAAAGATTTAAAAATACAGAATTATTAGAATTATGGCAACAAATAAAATATGCTTAAAGCGACTTATGACTGATAGAAAACGTTATAACTCCATGAACAGTAAGGAATTAGGGATTTATTGTAGTTTTTCTGATGATAATATGTATAATGTGAAGGCTATGATTATAGGTCCTAAAGATACACCTTATGAAGGTGGATTTTATTTCTTTGATATAAATTTTACACCACAATATCCTATGCAACCTCCTAAAGTTCAGTTTTGCACACTTAGTCCATATGTAAGATTCAATCCTAATCTCTATAAATGTGGAAAAGTTTGCCTAAGTATTTTGGGAACTTGGAGTGGTCCAAGTTGGACTACTGTTATGAATTTAGAAACTATTCTAATTGATTTACAGTCACTTATGAATGATAATCCTATTCAAAATGAACCTGGATATGAGTATGAAACAGGAACTGCTGCAAAAATATATCGTGATTTAGTAGGTTATTATAATCTTGTAGTTGCTCAGTTTCTAATGATGGAACAAACTCCTGTTGGATTTGAATGTTTCAAAGAAATTATGGAAAGATACTTTATGGAAAATCATGAATTTTTTGAAA